ATCCACTAGAAATATTAATAGGGCCAAACTTTGCTCTAATAGGTTCTAGTACCTTCTCGCATAAAGTCTTTATGTTTTCTAAATGCTCAGGTGTTGGGTTATTACTAACTCCTTCACGCTTTGCTGACTCACTCCTGGTGAACTCGCATAAGTCAAAATGTGCTGATAACTTCATAACTATTTTTTAAATACTTTCTCTACTGTTGTTAAGCCTAAACAACCAAACGCTAACAAAGCTACTGATTCTACAAGTATTGTTGCAGGGGCTGTATGTTCATCACTAAAACTATTGTGGTACATAGTAACGCATAACGATACTACGCATAGTAAACCACATAATCTTTTCATGCTTAATCTTCCGTTATCTTCCGTAAAAAACTGTTTCATATTAATTTCCTGTTGTATCTACTTTAGTCTTACCCCAAAAGCTTTTCTTCTCTTTTATTTGAATAGTATCATGAATGTAAATAGTATCTATTTTTATCTTCATTGCACTTATGTCATTTTTAAGTTGCTTATTCTCATTAGATAACTGAGCTATCTTGTTAGTAGTAGTTATTATTAGCTTGTCTTTAGTCTTATCTGCTTTTATTTGAACCTTTTTATTATGTTCTAGTGTCTTACTAAAATCACTCATTAACTGTTTAAACTCTTTGTCATCTTTAGTTAATTTAGGTTCTTTAATTCCTTCTACTTTAACATATCCTATTAAGGTGAAGATTGACAATAATGAAAAGAATAATAATTTCATGGCTATTATTTTACAGATTTTTTAATAGCCCCTAAATCCTCTAGCGTTTCTAGCTTTGTGCTAGTAGCACTTAAAGCAGTCTTACACTCCATTAGGGCTTGTGTTTTTAAGGAATCCTTATGCTCAAGGTTGGTTATTCTGTATTCCTGGCTTTGTATTTGGCCTTTGAATGTGCTTTTAATATCTACATACAAATAGGATATACCTATAAGTACAACGAATAATGTACCCACAATAGGGTTTTTAGCGAAATCTTTGAATGATATAGGTAATGGGTTTGCTCCCAAGATACCTTCTTTTTTTACTGCCATTTTACTTTTTCCCTATTTTAAAGTAGATACCACCAGAGTACCCAATATTATAATTTTTACTAATATCTACGCTAATGCCTATTAGAGCCTTATTTTTGACACTTAGCATCAAGGAAGGACTTAGTACTTCCAAGCCTACAAGTGGTCTGTATGAGCCTCTAATGCCCAAATAAAGGGTATTAGTCGGTTTACTAGCGTAGAACTCTCTTACAATGATGGTTTTTTGGGTTATATCTGCCTTAAAGCCTCTACTGATGATCCTATTTTGGCTGATAGTATCATCTATTACAAAGATATTAGAATCTTTCTTAATAGTGTCGGAATAAGCCTTTACTTGGTTATAATTGGATATAATGCGTATCGTATCGGATATATGCGTATATAAGGTATCTATGACCTTGTAAGGTATAGAATCGCCTTTTTTGTACCGATTTATGTACACTTTTGCATATAAGGTATCGTGTATGGTTTGTACCTTCTTAAACTTAGACAAGTCAAGAGGAGTCTTTATATAGGTAGGTTTAACTAAAAAATATAGCCACAATACGAGTAGTACTATGGCTATGAACAAAATATTGTCCTTAATGAACTTCATTATAACTCTTCCTCTTCTTCTTTTACGAAAGTAATACCAGTAGTCCAATCTTCTAGGAAGTTAAAGTCCTCTAACCCTTGTGGATTAACGACATTAATTGGTGTAAACTCAAACTCCTTCTCCCCTAGTTCTTTAACTTGAGCAGTTAGTTTTTTGATGTTCTCTTTAGTAAACTTGTAACCACCTTTTTCATCCAATAATAAAATGTCTTTATCATCGGTTGATGCGTTATCAAGGCGGAGTTCTTCAACTTGGGCTTGATAGCTTTCGTGGTAGGATTTGACTTTTTCATAAATCTTAAATAATTTCTTTTTTACTTTTGTTTCCTGTGAACCAATAACCGCATTAATTGATGCGACTAGGGTGTTGAGTTGTTGATATTTCATTGTTGATTTTTTACAAATATATAACTAAATACTATTTGTTGGCTCAACTACTTCAGGCACAGGCGGAACATAATCCCCTATGATTGTAAGGTTAAGTTGGTCAGCAATCCAATCCCAAGCATAGCTATCTATTGTCCATTGAGTGTACGCTTCGCCTGTCATAGTTAAGTTACCATCTTGTAATCTTTGTTGAGCAGCATCTAGGATGTTATAACAAAACACTGCACTTGTTCCTAAAGTTACATTTACTGCATAAGCGTTTAAGTAGATTGCTTCTACGAATACACCATTTTGCCACATTTGAATCGGTTGAATTTCCTTCATTTTATTTATTTTTAATTGTTTATACTATCATTAATACACCTGCACTACTATAAACATCGCCACTTACCAATCCTACACTACTTGTTGGGATGCTTGTTATATTTATTACACCTGAAGCCTTTATTCTCATTCTAGCAAGGTTATTAGTTCCAAAGATTAAATCTCCTGCACTAAATTGATTTGCAAGAACCATATCACTTGAAGCAGTACCTGTAAAGAATTGACTTGCAGCAGTACATACTCCTAATACACCTCCTATTGTTGGTGATAGAACTGTGTTGCTAAAAGTAATTGCAGGTGCAGTTCCTGCTGCTTTAATTTGTGTTGCAGCAGTTGTAGTATAAGATACAAGCCTTCCGCCATCATCAGCAGTTCCTATTAATACATTACCATTGTCTTGTAAAGTAAACAAATCGGTAATTGTACTACTTACATTTTTAGCTATTGCAAATTTGTACCCTGTTCCATCTGTGCCAAATGTTATTCTACTTGCTACGGGTGAACCATTTGTTTTTATAAAATTTATTGCACCATTAACAGTTGCGCTTGAACCTATTAAAATTTGGTCACCTGTTTGTACATTGCCACTAAAGGTAGCTAGTCCTGCCTGTGTTATTTTAAATACAGGTGTTGTAAATGTAGAACCACCTACCGCAGTTGATGGAGTAATTTCAAAACCATTATCTACATTGTATTGACCACCTGCAATCCAACTATATTTTGTTGCATCAATAGAGAGTTTTAAAGCAGCATATCCTAAAAGATTACCAACTGTTAATTGACTTAATCCTGAAGCACTTGTTGCCGAACCAATTTGAACATTTGCTGAAAAAGTAGTTGCTCCTGTGGATTGATTTAATGTTAAAACATCTGTTCCAACTTCGCTATAAAATATTAAATTATTAGATGAAAGGTTTTCTCTCATTCCAACAAACCATTTTTGAACATTTGCAGTTTGAAATCCAATACCATTATAATTTGTTACTGCATCCCTATTTAATACTAATCCTCTTGTATTATTATTAATAGTCATTAATCCACTCCAAGTTGAACTTGTACCTGTCAATGCACCACTAAATCTTCCTGTACCATTAACATCAAGTTGATACCCTGCATCCGTAGTTGTATTAACTCCAATTCTTCCGCTTGTAAACACTCTTAATCCTCTTGTTCCACCACTAAATAAATCTAATGGTGAAGCAGTTCCACTATTATCAGCATAAGAACCAATAACACCGCCTGTACTATAATATGTATATAATCCACCTGTTGATGATGTAAATGCTGATAAACCGCCTGTAACTACATTATAGGATGAATTTACACTACTAGAGAATGTAGCTGCTCCTGTTGAGCCTATGGATAATCTATTTGTAGTATTAGTAGCAAAGTTTAAAGTATTTGCAGCACTTAAGTACATTCCGTTCGTTGGTACTGTTGCACCACTTGGGATAAAAGCAGTTGCAGTAAGCGATGAACTAAAACTTGCACTTGTTCCACTCAATGCACCACTAAACCTTCCTGTACCATTAACATCTAGTTTGTAGCCACTATCAGTTATATTTGCTATTGATAAGTTACCTGTACTAAACAAGGTCATTGCTTGGGTAAAGGTTATAACTGCACCTGCCGTTCCTGAAGGAGCGTTTCTCCAAGCGTGCTCCCCATTATATTGGTAATAATCAGTAGCGTTTGAAGTTTTAATGTATCTGTAATTTCCATCGTAATAATAATTACCACCAACACTAACATAACCTGTTAATGAGCTTATACCCCAAACACTTCCATCAGCCATTTGTAAAGGCTTTGAATTACTACCCCACGCACTCGGTGTAACTCCTAATCCTAAATTGCCTGAAGCGTCATTGATTAAATTACTATTCCCTATTGTACTTGCACCTGTAAATTTAGGTAGGTAGTTGGTAGTACCTGTTCCTGTTACAGGATTAGTAAGCACCGCTTGATATTGTGGAATATTTAAAGTGTTTGAACTAAAGGTCGCAGCACCACTTGTTCCTGTTGTAGTTAAGGTTATTGTTCCCTGCTTTGAATTGAATGTACTCCAATCCGCACTTGACAATGCCCCACGATTTGTTGCACTTGCAGTTGGTACATTTAAAGTAATTACAGGGGTTGTAGTACTTGTTGCAACTGTTGAACTTAAATCCGTTCCACTTGTACCTATTGTTAAAGCAGCTACGCTTGTAACTGTTCCCACTCCTGCACCACCAACTAAAGCAACTGTTCCTGTTGCATTAGGAAAAGTATAAGACCTTGCAGCAGTATTACCTGATGTAATAAACTTGCTTAAATATAAGTTACCATTTAACCAACTTAAATCCCCAAGACTATCTGCAAATAAAGACACCTCATTAGCCGATGCGGTTGCACTTGCTGATTGATGCTTTAATCCTAAATGACCAAGACCTCCTGTTCCCTTAATATGTAAAGATTGAGCATTCAATTTAAACGCACCTAAATCAACATCTTGAGTTGCACCTGTGTAGGGAACATATCCTGTTAATATAGGAAAGGTTGTTAAGTTTCCTGCTCCGTTTACATATTGTAAATTAGTTCCGTTGAAATTAGCAGTTATTGTACCACTTGTTGTTATAGGCGAAGAACCTATTGTTATTGCACCTGCATTAGTAGATAAGCCAACAGAGGTCACCGTTCCGTTAGTACCACTTGCTTTCTGCCATATTGATCCTGAATAAATTACCTGGTCAGAAACTACAAAAGATATCGCACCAGCACCGAAGTTAACTGTTCCTGCTACACTACATAAGTAAACATCTCCTTGATTTCCTGTACCATTTACAAGGGTTGGTGTGTTAGTACTTGCATCCCAAGTTCCTTTGTACTCCATAACCGAGTTAGGTAATTGACTTACTAAAATCTTACCATTGACATCAAGTTGCGGAATACCTAAAGAGCCATCAATATTTAATGAGCTTACCACCCCTGTAGTACCTACTAAAACGCCTGTAAGACTTTTAACCTTTGTTTCCCCTGTTATTTGTATTTGACTGCTCATCTATATTAAGTTAATTTATTATGCGAAAATAGCCCTTATAAACTCATCTGATTCAAGTGCCCTTGCTGTTGCAAAGGTAATAACTCCTGTGGCACTATTAAAGGTAACATTCTCACCTGTTGGAGTACCGCTTGTATTGATGGTTCTAACCTCTACACCACCTCTTGTAACCGATATACAAGTAGATCCGATTGCAGCTAAGAATGTAACACTTGTTTCACCACCTGCTGCCGTATAAGAATAACTATTCATTGTTGATACTGTTAATGATGTACCTCCACTTATAACTTGAGTTCCTGTTATTGAATAAGCACCTGTTCCTTGTAAACTAGCTGAATAAGATGAAGCATTCTCCATTGGGCCATTAATGTCTAAAGAAACTATGTTACAAGTTCCTGCAATAACAGAATAGCCATAAGTATCAGTTCCGTCAGCGTTGTCGTTATCTATTGAGAATCTAACCTCTATTGACTGCTTATTTTGAAGCTTACTCAATAAAGACAAATAGGAGTAACCTGACAAGGCGATTAAGCCATCTACGCTTACATCCCAATTTATTTGAGAACCTATATACTCTTTGTAAGAACCTGTTGCTAAAGTGGTAATTTCTACTTGATCCACAGAAGTATTAAAAGTGCAATTAGTTGAAGCTCCAAACGGAGTTCCTAATGGTATAGTTGTAGTTACTTGAGCTATATTACTTGATTGAGTATAAAGGGTAATTTGGTTAGTAGTTGTACCTAGGTAAATAACCTTAATTAGAAGCCTGTCTGTGGCAGCTATAGTCGTTTGAGTGACTGTCATTGCCGTAGAATATAAGGTCTTTGGTAGGGCGGTAAGAGTGGTTGTTGCCGATGTGAATAGCAAAGTAGCTACACTACCATTATACTTGTATAGCTCATACTTAACTTGAGCACTTGCGAAGGCAGTTAGAATAGAATAATAAGCACTAAAAGTCCAAGTACCTGCTGGTATGGTTGTTACACCAGGATCAAGAGCATCCGTAATAAACGAAGCTATTGTACCTGCTCCTGTTTTATTAAAGTCAACCGAAGTACCTGCCACTTGGCTTCTGCTTAATTCCTTACACACAATACTATCAAAAGTGCCTTGTGCAGTACCTCCATTAAAGTAATAGATAGCGTTGCTATCATATTCATATAAAACTATATTCGTTCCATTAATCGCAGATGCCATTGTATAATTATTTTAATTTTAATATTAGAGGGTTTTGTACGAAAGGATAATCAGTTCCGTTAAAATTAATCTTATTTAATTTAGATGTCTGAACCGCACCTTTTACATCCCATCTAAAGTATTTTAAAAGGTAGTTGTATATATTACTGCCAGTACCTGTAAAGTCGTATTGGAACTTTTGATTAATCCAATAGCCCTTTGTTTTAAAATCACCATCTAAAACATATTGTGTTTGCAATTCATCTATGCCTATATCTTGGTAAGCTAATTCAAATAAAGGCACACTTCCTGCTGCACCTCTACCAAAACTACTAGTTGATATTGCCAAGCCTTGCAAATTGGTCATAGTTCCAATATAATAAGATGTAGCTGCTGCCCCTGCATTATTATATGTTGAATTATTTGGTACTGTTTGAACCAAAACATTTTGCATAAAATATGGGCCATAAGTAAACTCCTCTTCTCCGCTATTATACAAAGTGCTTTCAACTATCTGCGTTTGCATAGCATCGTAATTAAAAACCTGTGTAGCTGAGCCAAAAAGATTAACTATAAAACTACTTGTAAGGAAAGTAGGTAGCGTACCTGTACCATCCCAATAAGGCTCATATATGTATATCTTTAATATCCCATCATATGGAACAACTATTGTATTTTTCCATGTAGGAGAAACAGTACTAAAAAAAGATAGTAATGTTGCCGTAGCACTCCATACTGCACTATTATTTAAAAATTGTGTTGGTATTGTTATGTCGGTAGGGGATAGTTCAATTCTATATCTAGGTCTGCCATTGGCATAATTAGTATCATCCCACGCAATATTTAAGTAATCACCTGACTTTATTGGAACAGGATCACTAAATATAAAGTTTGTTAAAGATGCTTCGTTTAATACATATGATGTAAATTGTAAACCACCATTACCATTATATTTATTAATGGTAGGAGTTCCTGCTACAGTAAAAGCATCAGGAGTACTAAATGTCCAAGATTGGAAAAATCCATTTAACATTCCTGCTACATTGTTAATAGGACTAATAAGCTTTAATGAATTTTTGCCTCTATTTAATGTAACCGATAATGATTCATTAACTTGTTTAAAGTCGTTAGTAGCATCTACTGTTACTGCTGATGGGAAAGAGCCTGTTACAGTTACTCCAGATGTTGATACATATGTGTATGTATAATATTTATATGTAGATTCTCTTGTTACTGAACCATAACTTTGTATCATCCAATGGCTATCTTGTTGGTATATCTCCCACCCATATATCCTACAAAACATTTCTAGTATCTCATAAAAAGTATAATATTCCCCAGGTTGTTTAGCAAAAAAGTTCTTTTTAATTGATATAAAATCAATGTTAGGAGCTGAAACAGAACTTGTTTCATAGTATTGATTAACCCATATATCTAATGTCAAATCAGTTTTTATTAAACATTGGCTAACATATTGTATAATCGGATTACTACTTGTTGCTAAAAAACCTAATAAATTATCTACATTAAAATAATATTTACTATTTTTTAACCTAGATAAGCCATCTGTAAAAACAAGAGATATTTCTTTTATCCCTATAACATTAAAGTTAACATTTTCAACAGGCGAATAAACTCCTGTCCAAATAGTTGAACTAGATGTAAAAGAACCTGAATAAGAACCTATTTCTAATGTTGTTCTAAGGTCATCTTCATATGGGCTAAAGAACTCTAAAACATCAAAGTTTTCATCTATTATAGCGTTTATTGTTGCCCTAGTTGCTATGATTGGAGTATATGAATTACCCTCATTGTCTATGGTTTCTATGACAATAGGAGTAACACCGCATTTTAAAGCGTATGTAGTCCCTGTGTAATCCTTCTTTAATATTCTTAATCTATATGCAGATAACGATTGTGATGGATCTTGCACATAAATATTATTGAATACCATTTCGTATTTTACTCCGTATGCCATTTAGAATGTTGTATTATTATTTCTTTGAGCCTTATTCATCAAAATTAGTAAATCATTTCCGCTTATTCTAGCCTCTAATGTTCCACCACCACCGCCTATTAAACCTTTAAGTTTATCTAATGGAGCTACGATTTCTGGATTACTTCTAGCACCAGGATACTCGCCCATTAAGCCCATTGTAGGCCCACTAATAATACCACCATTGGCAAACTTTTTAGTACCACCTAAACCTTCTGATTTTTTTTGTAAGCTTCCTCTAACAAAACTACCAAGAGCAATTAACGCAATACCTGCTGCTATTGCTACATAAGGGTTTAATGTTTCTAATGCTTTTTTAATTCCTAATATAGCTATACCTGTTGCTATTGCTAGTTCACCAACCTGTATTAATCCACCTGCCAATACACTTAAAAACATATCTAAAGCACTTTGCAAACCACCAGTTCCCAATAATGAAGATGCAATAGACTCCCCTATACTAGCTCCTAATTGAGATAGCGTATTGTTTATAATATTTGTTAATTGAGTATTAAAGTTTTCTATCGGATCAACTAGCCCTTCTAATGAAAATCCTAAATTTTTAATAGCATCATCAAATTCTGTTGTACTCCAACCAGCCTCTTTAGCTATATCCCTATATTCGGTAAGTTTTGATATCGCCAATTCAATAGCAGATGCTTGTGCTTGATAATTATTTTTAGTCGCTTTTAGTGTAGATGATAATTCAGCATTTACATTTTTAATATTCTCATTAGCAAAATCGGAGTTTATTTTAGCAATAGCACTAGCTAAATCAAATTTAGTATCAAGTTGTATTTTAGCTATTTTATCTGCTATTTCTTGAGCATCTTTAGCTTCTTTATCATCCCATTTTTTTCTTACTGCTGCCAATTCTGCTCTCCATGCCTCTTCTAAAACTATAGTTTCTTGACCATATTTAGTAGCTAAATCAATTTGCTCTCTATACTTTGATGTTATTTGTCTTAATTCTCTATCTCTTTCATTGTATAATTCTAAAGCCGCCTTTCTTTCATTTTCAGCTATTGTTGCTAAAGCTTTTTCTCTATCTGATATTTCTTGTTTGTTAGATTCTGCTTTTGGAACTCTACCATATTTACCAGCTAATAATACTGCTTTTTTCATTGCAGCAGAGTGTAATTCTATTGTCTTTGTACCATTAGCCATTGATACAGATTTAGAATCTTCAAGGGTTTTTATGTCATCTAAAACTACATAATAATCATTATAAACATCAACTAAATCTCTTGATTTATTTGTTTGTTTGCCTCTAATTTCTTCTAATAATTTTTGTCTTTTAATATTAGCCTCATCAATATCCGCTTGTATTAATCCTTGTTCTATTATGTTATCTGCAATCTGACCTGCATATTTTTCTGCTACTGCTAATTGAATTAAGCTTTCTATATATCCATCAAGGCTTTTTTTGACTCTTTCGGTATTGATATTAGTAAGAGTTAGTTTTTCATTATGCCTACCATATATTTCATTTGCTCTTTCTAATGCTTCATTTCTAGTATTTTCAGATTGTGTTACATCTCTAGCTATACCAACATATGCTAATAATGTAATTCCTTGCTCTCTAGCACTTTGTGTTGATTTAATTATCTCATCTCTAAGTTCTTTTGTTTTTTCCTTTAATTTATCTGCTGATGTTTTAGATTTAAAAAATCCATTATCCCATGCAGTAAAAAAAGCAATAAGGGCAGAACCAGCTAAATAAATTGGCCCTGTCATTCCTGCGAATCCTCCCATAAGAGCAGGTAAGTTATTCTGAATACCCCTAAAGCCATAAGGTAAATCTTGCAATACTAATGCAAAATTAGTCCATTGCATATTAGATTTCTTAATCTGATTACCTGCCGTAGCAGCAGCATTACCTGCTTTGGTTTGTTGTGTAGTAAGTTGCCCTAAACTAGCAGATAGGCCATCCACACTTGCTTTAGTAAACTTTAAATCTAAACTATTATCCTTTAAGTATTGACTAAGCTTCTTTGCTGATGCAGGAACATTCCCTAGATCAAAGTCAAAGACTATTTTAACCATTTGATTATCTGCCATTATCTTATCGGTTTAGCGATTTTATATTTTTCTAAAACTTGTTTAAGCTCATCTTCTGTCATTACCCTTTGCTTCACAAAGTTACGAGTATCGCAGTCTAATTCAATAAGCTCTTGCGGCTTAACCTTCTTACCCTTTGGTAATTGGATATTGATTAGTAATGTTGTCTGCCATCTAGTTCTAATCCACTTCTGCTCTTCCTCGTGTCTATATCCGTACCACACAAAATCTAATTCAGCCATGGTCATCTCCCAAAACAAATGGGGAAGCACTTTGCACTCCCCCATTGTATATCTTTCTATGTCAATCCACTCTAATTTTTTTTTACTCCATCTTTTTTACTTGACTTTGTTGGCTTATCTTCTATACCGCTATTCATGCTTTCTGCAAGTGCTGACATCACATCTTGGAACTTTTGTCCACCCATTCCTCCAATATCATCTATCCAATCACACACTTCCATCTCTGTAAAGCTTGGAGTGATTCCTTGAGAATATAATGGATATTCTGCACCCGATTTCAGTAAGTTAACAATAGCATCAAGTGAATCTTTGCCACTTAAAGCCTCTCCTATGTCAGAAGGCCCTATCTCTTGTAATTGACAGAATCTTTTAAGACTCCAAGTACAAAAACGCATCGGTATCTTCTTTCCATCGGAAAGAGTTAATTCAAATTGTCCTCTCATATGTTTGGTTTTTTTGGTTTGTTTTTACTATGCGTTGGTAGCTATAGTTAATGCCCCTGTTCCCTTGAAAGAAACTGAGTAAGTAACTGGATTCTCCATATCAGCAGTCAAATCTACGCTCTCGATAAATGCTTGACCTGAATAAATCACATCACCTGTAACTGGAGTAATACCACCAACTGTTGAGTTATCTACTGTAGTAAATTTAACTAAAACAGATGTTCTAGCAATTGCTAAAGCATTTAATTCAGCAGTAGTTACATAAGTAGCAACTGTTCCTGGAACTACTGTAGCTAAGCCATCAGTTGTTAAAGACCATGATTTTTGTCCACCAATTTCATCAGCCCATCCTAAACTTTGTTTTGTAGATGAGTCTGGAGTATCGATAGCCAAACTTAAAGAACATGAAGTAGCGAAACCTATTACTTCAGTTCCAATTAGAACTACTAATGAAGTTCCGTTAAATACACTTGTTGTTGCCATTTTATTTTATTTTTCTTTTATGTTAATTGATTCACGAAATGATCCATTGTTATCACCCTTCTAAACACATATGCCTCATCCACATAGTCAAAGGTAGCAATATTACTACTAATCTTAGAAGTCACTATTTTAAAGTCAGGTGCAGTACTAGGGTAGCTTGGTGGTCTAACACCTACTATTTCTAATAACTCATTTGCATAAGTATCAACAGTTTTCTGTCCTACTTCTCCTGCTTTAAAAGTCCTATAAACTATGTCAAATTGGATAGTAACATTATAAGCAAAGCTTTGTTTATTACTATTGTCCACTTGTGTCTGACTGCTTATAATCAAAAAAGGCGGTTCTACTGTGTCAGGTGCTATGGTATCATAAGCAGCTAATGAGTAGGAGGCCGAGATAAACTTATCGAAATAAGCTTTCCTTAATGTATATCCGCAATCCTTCATTTTGGTACAAATTTAATGAAATATATTTATATCTTAACAGACTTCAATTTCTTAATCATAGATGTAAAGACTTCGCTATAAGCACTAAACATATATGGCCTGTATGGAACACCTATTACCTTCTTTGATTTTTTGAATGTTAAAGCGTATGCTTCTAAATCAGCCATGTTTACATTTGGGTAAACAGGTATCTGAAATCTTGTTCCTGTTCCAAACTCCACATAAGGAGCATATCTTACATTTGTATTACCTGCACTTACACTAGCTCCTTTACCTGGTTGATATTTAGCGTGTCTAATAGAAGCCTTTAAAGCTCCTGTTTTTACTGCTACTTCTTGCTTTGCTTTAGCTGCTATTTCAATAACGGCCGCATCAATAATAAGCTTAGACTCTTCCATCATCTTTTGAGGAGATGCCTCAAGCCTCTTGATTATTGCATCAGCACCATATATCTTTACTCCAAACTTTGCCATTACTTAAGTGTTGCACATCCTATTAAATAATATTGATTCAAGTCGGCTTCGTTAATAATAGAGTTAATCATATAAGTCCTTGATTTCCAAGTTATTACAAGAGCATTAGTAAATGTCTTGCCTGTTGTATATCTAATCCTAAATGTAGCTCCATCATTAATACTGTCCTTACCTGCTATATTAGTCCTAGAATTGGTATTAGTGACCAATTCAGCCCAGCAAGTGTAGTATGGTACTAAAGTATTCACAAACCCTCCTGCACTATCAGAAACGCTTGTTTTAGTATTAAATG